CAATCTCTACTCGATTTTCGTTACAAAAGCGAGAAAATACAAGATTCCAGCGAACAGGGTTCACATCGATAATGTCAGTAATAAATGCACATCGAGATCCAGCAACAGAACCGCGACTTGGACCGAACGGAATTCCATCGTTCTTGCCCCAAATCATCAGGTCGCTCATAGATAACATAAAACCCAGCATATTGGTCTTTTTAAAAACCTTTAGCTCTTCTTCAATATCTGCTTTAAACTGCTCAATTTCGTTCTCTGGAATAATTTTGCGTTTGACCTTATCGTTAAACATCCTGTGGGTACGACTGATATATTCCTTTTCGTCTGATTCTGTAGACCCTGTCAAAATTGGATATCTTGCTTTTGTGTTTAAAGTAAAATCCTTGACACTATCAGCCATCCGGTTCGTATTCCTGATTGCTTCCATCCAGACTTCGCGTGGGAGTGAATTTTGAACTTCAAATGCACTAACAAGTTGATCATAAGATTTGAATGTCAGGTCGAATTCGTCCTCGCCAGTGAACTCGATTCCCTTGCCCATCATAAGGATCTTGCGGCATTCTGCTTTATACGCATTCAGACTGTGAGTATCAGTTGCAGCAATCAGTGGCTTGTGATATTTTTTGGAAAGCTCCCAGAGATACTGGTTATATTCCTTTTGATCGTCACAATCGTGATATTGAATCTCATAATAATCATAGGTCTCGCATAGTTTGTCATAGACTTCCTGACGAAATCCATCACATTCTGGCGTGTATTTACGAAGCGGACTTGCCAGACAAGCAGAGATTTTGATGATGTTATCAGACAGACCAAAGAACTCTTCAAAAGTAATGCGCGGCTTATAATACTTATGGTCAGCATCATAAGATGCGCCCATTACCTTATTTAACTCCAAAACGCCACGAGCATTTTTGCAAAGAAGAATCGTATGGAAGTTGTCGCGAACTTTATAGCGTCCGGCATCCATCATTTTACCGATTTCCTCTTGTGCTTCCTGTGGGTCCCAGCCTTGATAAGATTCATAAACCTCGTCTGGAATCTCTGGATAGTGGTACATTTCAGAAGTAAGATATACCTCACAACCAACGATAAACTTCAATCCCTTCTTTTCTGCATACTGTTTCTTTGCAGTCCAGTTAAGGTTGTAACCATGGTTGGTAGAGGCGATTGCTTTCATTCCATAAGAAGCAGCGAGATCAACATAGTCTTCCCATTTTGTACAAGAATCAAGGAGCGAACCTTTATCGTCGTGGATATGATATACGCAGTAGTTTTGCTCCATAACTCCTCCTTAAAACAATTCATTCATCGCTGCGTCGCTCGGATCTTTTGCTGCATAAAACGGCTTCTTATTGATACAGTCTCGTAGCGGTTCACAGGTTTTACGATGCCCACACAGATTGGTACAGAAGAAGTTTGGATTACCATTCTTCTCTTCAATCTCACGCGCAGGCCATTCACCTGTTTTCTTTCGCTCTTCGAATTCATCTGCCGTTTCGTTTATGTAATCGATACATTCCTTGCGCAGCTCGTCTGTGATATGATACGAGCGAACATATGTAGTCAATCTGAACTGGCAACGGATATCTTCTGGCAAATCATTTATGTCGTTTGATTCAATAAATGCCTGTGTGACGTTTTCAATTTGTTCACTGTCATACCCAGCAGCCTTCATCTTGGAACGAACCGTAGACCGTAACGTGTAACCGACTTTGCACCGGTCGAGTATTTTCTCTGTTAACTTTGCACGCTTACCAGTACCGATCTCATAAACGACCTTGCAATACTTGACCATAATCCATGCCGCTCCAGCCACTGTAAATCCGGCCTGTTCCAGTGCCAAAGTATACGCAACCAACTGCCGCCCATAATGCAAAAGGTCTTTATCCTGAAACTGACTCGACGTCTTGATATCTAACACCTGCAGCCGACCATCTGGCAAAACTCGAATCAAGTCAGCGTAACCTTGTAAGTACCTATCCTCTCTCAATTTAAGAATCAGTAGCTTCTCAACTTCGAACTTACCTTTTGGACTGATATAATCTCGAGCCATGCACATCATATTGCCAACCCAGCGATCTCTGATACCATTGCCGCCATCTCGTGTCTTTGGAAAATCAATACCAAGCATATCGAGCTCATCTAAGGCATTTTGAAGTGCTGGTTTAATATCTGCTTCTGTGTTCTTGCCCTCAATGATTCCTTCGAGAACGTCATGACAGGTTCCACCGAGATATGAATACACATTCTGGCACTGTTCGCGCTTTTCAATATATGTAAGATACGCATTATATGGACAATCATGAATCGTGCCGAGCTTTGAATAGCTGTACACTTGCGCCCCTTTGTCGTACAACGCCTGTAGTTCTGGGGCAACAACTCTTTGACCCATTTACATCACTCCTCTACCCATTTCACATATTTTGTTAATCCTTCTTGATAAGCTTCGCGTCCGAGGTCGGCAACGTTCTTTTTAGACCCCTCTGGAATTAGCCCATCAGGCCATATATATCCAACCTTTGTTTTCAGGATCGGATTATTCACAATTAGCTTTTTGCACTCATTAACCAGATGTTCTTCTTCAAGCCCTTCATCGTAAGCCAAAAGAATTTTCTTTGGAAGAAGTCGTTTTATGTATTTTGCTTGAGTTTCTGACACATGACAGCCACACGTTGCAAGAGCGATATTACTGCCGAATGAATCACATTGCTGAACCGCCTTTTCAGATTCAAACAGAACCAGATTTTGCGTCTCTTGAATGCGCCGATAATTCTTGTCATACCCAAATAACGTCTTGCTTCGCGGACAAGATATCAATGGGAACCATCGTTTGTCGTGATCGCATTCATAATTGGCACGTCCCATAATTCCGACTAATGAACCATCTATCGCACGCTCTGGAATTGTGATTCTATTTGAGTCAACATCATATCCAATGCCGAATTTTTCTTGTGTTCTCAAACTGATGCCGTCTTTGACGAATTGAATACTGAACTTATTTGCATACGGTTCCAAAATCTCTTCTGGATATGTTTCCAATTCTTCCATTTCTTCTTCGTAATTCGGCAACAGTTTTAAAAAGAAACCACCAAATGGCCAGCGAGTTTTAATATTTAACTCTTCCAAAGACAAACCGGCTTTAATTGCGGCGAACTTCAACGCATCAGGAAATGAACATCGTTTGACATCCATAATCAGGCTGAATATGTTTCCTTTTTGATTCGTAGAAAAGACAAAGAATCGTAACGTTGCACAATCCACCAGACAGCTGGTCGGGTTTCTTTGTTCTTCGCGAGCAAATCTCAGATTGTTTTTTTGAGGATTGAACTTGATATTTTCAAAGCCAAGAGCTTCAAGAATTTGGATGATTCTGTCTGGCTGATTTTCAAGCTTAGACTGCAAAGCGTTTACATCCATTCATACCGAGTCCTCCCTTCTTTATTTATCTTCGATCATACTGGCCATGATCGTTTATAATGGTGCAATACCCCAGCTCTCGCCAGCAGTTCCATGCGCCATCAAACTGAAAAAGGATTGTTTGTCCGTCTTCATCGTTTCTCGTTTTATTCAAAAATGCGACAACGTATGTTTTGTCCTTATCAAGAGTAATTGGAATCTTGATTTTTGGATTTTCTTTTGAACGATAGTACGGGTCGCAATCAAACTTTTCGCCAGTATATTCGTCCTGCCACAGTCTGCGAACCATCACAAGCTCGCTAATAACCTCTTTTATCTGTTTTGAATTTGATAAACAAGAAGCATCAAGCCATCGCTGGTTTGTCGTATGCAATGCAAGCTGAAAAGTGCTGACAAATGCGATTTGTTCTTTATTGACAACATTGAAAATACGACGACTATTCATTAGCAGCGCTTGCCACATATTATCGTCTACGGAGTCGTCACTTTTGAGAGTATCGTACACAACGACTTTCGTTCCTGTCCTTGCCAATCGTTTTATGTGTTTCAATAGTTTTCCAGTGTCGTTCTCGAACATTTTTATGAAACGAATATTGGAGTATTTTTCTTTTGTGATTTGTGCTGCCTTACGAAGCATCTTCCATTCTTCTTCATTAAAATGCCCTATTTTTAATTTCTTACGTGTGATTTTCCAATAATTCAAATCTTTCGTAAGAATATGAACCAGCAACATATTTTTATATGCTTTTGACATCATTTCGTTGGAAATTATAGCCACCTGATTTCCCTGTTCGGCGAACGGAAGTACCATCAATTCAAATATCAGGCTCGACTTGCCCGCGCCGCTATGCCCGGCAAGCATATACATATCTCCCACGGGTGCACCAAGTGTCAGATAATTCAAAATAGGAGCGCCAGCCGCATAACTAATTCCTTGGTCTTGTCCTTCATTACATTGCTGCAAATACTTTTCATCGACGACCAAATCCTCAACCTTGGAATCCTGTCCTGTAATAAGTGCCGCCTGATTATTGAGCAACTCAAAAGTGTTATACACATCTTCATTTGTTGCATCATCAAACCGCTCTGGATGACTAAGCAGCTCGTCATACTTGGTCGCCAAGATTTTAAGCGTATTCATCTTAGAGATTTGGTTGTAATAGCTATCCGTGTTTTCAGGATCAATCAAATCCATCATAGCTACACAGGCACGCCAGCCATTTAATTCCTCATAATGCTTACGGAGAGAGGGCTTGTCGGCCAGATATGTGTCAAGTGTGATGTTGTCAATGTTCGCAAACCCTTGCCGACGGATGCCACGTCCAATCATGAAATAAAACACCTGATCTTCACAAATCAGAGTCTTATCCGTTCCCTCATTGACGTTTTTATAATCATCGTATCGCTGAGGATCTTTCCACAAACAAAAAACAAAGCTTGCTTCGGCACGCACTCGATTTTCTTCGATTCTCGCAATAGCTTTGTTCAAATCCATAAATCGTCACCTCCTAGCAAGCTGCTAACATCATTTCCTTTATGTACTGTTCCAATATTTGACAGGTCAACCATTGTATCGAGATCCGGTCTGGAATCTTCTCTTGCGGTCTTCCTTGTTTTGTTTTTCTCGCGATCATATACGCCTTTGATCTTATTGCGAACAATTGCCATCAAATAACTCGCCGCGCCAGCATCATCTTCGAAGTTTTTATTCTGCATCGCCCACTGAACTGCATCTGCACTTTCATCCAATGTTTGCTGAATAATTTCGTCTGAGTAAAAATCAAGTTCTTTTAGTCGTCGAAACACAATCGTCGGCATCGGCTGTGCTCCACCTCGCTCATAACCAAGGAAATCTGCAATGGTATCACAGAGTTTCTTGTACGATTCAGGAGTTCTGCCCGGCTTGTTATAATGTTTCGGCTTATTCTTCAGAGCTTTTTCTTTTCTACGACCAGCCAGCCACGCTTGATAAACTGCTTCAGACTGAAAATACCGTTTGTTAGGCGCTTTATAATACTGATCTCTTGGGCCTTTGACGCCTGTGGCCATACATGTAACCATTACCGGCTTAGCCATATTTACTCCTTATAATAAATTCCCACCAACCCGCCCTGCTGTTTATATATTTAAGTTATGTTTATACGACCAAAGAATAAACTTTCTTCAGTTCTGCAATCGGGAACTCCGGATCTGAGAACTTCTTGCCGATGTTGTTACGCACTTCAGCAACCTTCGCTTTTACATCATCAGATGCGCTCTTATAGTTATTCTGAATTGCACTAATCCACTCGGCGCGATACTGCTCATCCTCTTCATCCTGAGCTGCTCCGACATACTGCTTTACACGCTCGGCCTGTACCGACTCAACTTTCTTCTTCTCTGCTGCCTGCTTCTTAAGAACGACCGCCCTTATCATGTTCTGCCTTGATTGCATCGGTCAGAGCCTTGATGAACTCATCTGCATCCAGAGGAATACGGTCAACAATATCAGCGAAACGACTCTTGGAGTCCACAGAGAAGTTGTCATCGCGGAAGCAAATCACACGACGCTCGGACTTAACCTTACCAATAATTTCCTCTTTACCATTGACAACATTCTTACGGCCGGTTTTTACCTTATCGATATCGCGATCAACATATGCGACACCAACGACATCGACCTTGTTTTTCAGTGCATTGAAATACCGCTTGTCCATATTAGTAGACAACATGGAGTAACTTGCCAGCGTAACAGGATCAGTAATATCGGTCTTCTTTGTATGACCAATAATGATAGGGCTGATACCTACACGCTTCAGTTCCCACAAACGATTCGTAACTAATTCGGTTGCTTTATCAGTGGGACCATTAAATCCAGAGAAAGTTGCCTTAAAAGACTTTGTACGCTTATCAGGATTCTCACGGTTCCAAATTCGAATCGTCTCATCTTCGGCCATTCGCATCAATTCATCAATGGTGTCAATGACAACAACCTTCAAATCACTATAATCAGTGAAGCGATTTTCAATGATATCCATAGTGACTTCATCAAAATGTTCCCAATCCCACACGGCTTCCTGAACGATACCTTCAATAGTGGCCTGATCTGCTTCTTTACCACAGGTCAAAAAGATATAGCCATCATCACCAACCATTTTTTCACAAACCTGTTTAACTAGCGTAGTTTTGCCAATGCCGCCCTCGCCCATCAAATAGATACTATAATCAAGAGGATTCAAACTAATTTCAGTTTTCTTACCAAATTTACGCGCCATTATGTATTCTCCTTATATAAGTATTTTTAAGTCCTGTTTGTGCGGACAAAAAAATTAGAACAGAGTATCAATACCGTCGTCCTCTTCCTCTTCCACCTTAGTAGGCTTAACAGCCTTTATTTCGGGCTTCTTGTAGGATTTCTTCACCATGTCGTCAACGGTTTCATCTTCAGACGGAGAATAAATCATGTCCTCAAACTCGCGAGCGGTCATGCCAGAGTCTGCGGCGGTCATGCACTCCTTGAATTCATCCTTAATCAACGGCTTGATCAGGCGCAGTTCATGAACCTTCTCGCCATAGATATTCCCACGCGGCTTGAAATCCTCTAACTTATTCAGGCCAGCCTCGATGAACTCACGCTGGATATCAGTCAGGCAGCTCTCATCGAACTCCTTCTCTTCTGCGCCATTCACAACACCGATTGCCCAGTTCATATGAACGGGATTCTTGGACTTGGTTTCGATGTAGCGCATCTTCAGGTCGTAAATCCGCTTGTGCTTCTCCTTGCTCATATCCAAAACAGAAGTGTTAAACACGGTGCTCACAGGGAACATCTTCTGAGCGGCATCTGCAGCCGACCACATCGGAGTATAGCAATTCATGAAAATCTTACCTTCAGACTTCTCCTCGGAACGATCGATACTGTTCTTGTCATAATACAGATCCATATTCATAGTTAGATGCGGAGTGTCTTTGCCGTCAACTGCTGCATACACATTCTGAATCTGGAACTCCTCAAAAATACGATCCTTATATGCGCCTGTACCGGGACGCAGCTTGTAAATACCAGTCACAACGATCGGCTCAGCATAACCAGTCAGGGCAGATTCCAGATACTCGATCATATCCCATGCAGTAATGAACTCCTTGCGCTCGCCGAGATTTACAACATACTTTCGCATACTGGACACCATATCGACAGTATCCTTATCGAAACGATCGTCCCAATCAATCTCGATATCCTCGTTGTCGACATTCTTGGTCTTAATAGTGTCATTCTTGAAACCCTGAGCAGACACATAAACACAATTCATACCGTTCTTGATGCCCATGTTCAGGCTAATCTTTTCGGAATTATTGTAAGTGTCGCGCTTCACCCAAGGATTGTTCCGCTTCGGAATGACGATATCACCACAAAAATTAAAACGAGGGTAAATGTTCTTCTCTGCCATATGTACCTCCTATGTATATCAACATCAGTAATCGATTTCTTCAGTGGTTTTAGACTCCCAAACAGGGATACTACTATTAGGAATGCCACCTGCTTCAATTGTCGGCTTATGCTTACAACGGGCAATAAATTCGTCTGTCAGCTTATCAACACAATCAGAACACAGGGAAAACTTCATCCTGTCTCCGTCGCGTTTGCTTCCATAAAAGAACCGTACAGTCAAATCACCCAGATTTGCTTCATCGCAGGGGTCCAGCGTCTTACCACAAAAATTGCAAAGCATATTATTTCTCCTATCTAATTTGATTTTCGCTTATTATCGCATCAAATTGGGAGAAGCTCGTCCATACAGCATCTCTGTTCCCCTTTCCTTTTTTATTTATAAACTCACTTCAGTTCTATGATGTCTCGATACAACATCACATAATCGTCAGTGTATTTATCTCCATGAAAGTGGCCAAAATACCACATCGGCTTATGATCCGCCGGGAATTGCTCATAAAGGTCATCAAAAAACTCTTCTGTTGATGTATCGACCGTACTCTGATCAATGCCGTTCAAGAACAGTTCTTTAGGTTCAAACCGCAGCGGGCAAGTATGGGTCAACATAATATCAATTGGATATCTGGTTGCCATAAGACGCACGAGACCTTTTGTAAGTTCGCTTGGCTGCTCATCTGGCCACCAATTCCAACCGCGTTGCAATCGGTAATATTTGTCAACCGAATAAGCGCCACCGCAAACAAGCGCATTCAATGTTCGTTCCGATGTTTGAATTACATAAATCGCACCATCAATCGCAAAATACTGGTTAGGATGCTCGTGACTCCACAGCATCGGACCACGAATTGCACCATCTGTAACTTCGATTTCTTGATACCCTTCTGTCTCACTCGGCCGACGTTCATGGTTGCCGTGGATACAAAACAGTTTTGCAGGAATTGAATCGGCAACATTTTTGATAAACATTTCTCTTGGATAATCCTTGCCATAGTAATTCAGACCCACATCATACAACCCATTCAATGTCAGGATGGTCGAGACAGAAATATTTCAAATCATAAAACCGACTTGGATTACCATGAATATCACCTGTCATGTAAACACTCAAGTTTAAACACCTCTTTCAATATATCATCACAGTTGTTTTCGTATTTGCATCCAGAACAGTCTAGTCCGTTTCCGCTTCTTTCAACGCAAACAGCTACGAGTTCTTTATAGATAGACTTGATTTGTTCTACTGTTAGCATGGAATACCTCCTGACTTTTCTAAAATCTCCCACTCATTTGGGGAGTCGCAGTGTGGAGTATAGAATCTAATGCAAAATTCGCGATACATACAGTCGTCGCAACTATCTTCGTTCGTTGTGCATTCATTAATAAAATCCAATAATGCAACTTCTAAATCTTTTGGAGATGTCATTTGGCTTTCTCCTTCCATTTTAATATATATTTTCTGGTTGCGCTGGTGTGAGTTGAACACACGATAGGGAGGTCAAAGCTCCCGGCCTTTACCGCTTGGCTACAACGCATTATATAAGGCGGCACCCAGTGCTACCTGAGCACCGCCGGGAGTTTTAAATCTTAGGAGTTGGACCATGGAAGAGATAGCCAGCCGCAAAAGAAGCTAACATCAATCCGCCCACAATCCAAATTGCTTTACTGATTTCAATCCAGATCAATCTGAATCACCTCAGTTCTCGATTCGCATGAAACTGATATCCGTGGACTGATACACACTTGCATCACTACTCAAAGTGCCAGCCGCCTTATCAGCCTGATACTTTGCATTGCCGGAACCAGTGACAATCAGTCGATTCTGATCAATACCCTGAGACGCCAGATAATTTGCAACGGTCTGAGCACGGTTAGCAGAAAGCTGCACGCCAAACTCGGTCTGGTTATTCGCATTAATATTACCGTTGATAACAATCATAGTGCCATCCAGAGTCTTAGCGATATTCACGAAATCGTTCAGAACAGAAGCAGCGCTGGCCTGATCGGTAAACACGGAAGAATCCGGCACAAAAGTTACATTCGCAGTCTTGCTCAGCATCGAATCATAGTCCAGATTTCCAGTGACCTGCTGAGTGATGTTTGCACGAGTCTCATCGCTCACAGTTACTTTCGTAGTAGCATTTGCAGCAGAAGTAGACTTGAAATCACTCTTGAGCGCATCGATATATGTAGTATCAAACAGCGTATTTACGAGATCACGATTAACGGTTTCACCCAGACCCTCCCAAATGTCGCACATCTGGTTATAAATCATCGGAGCAGTATCATTCAGAATATTGTAGTTGTCCTTCCAGCTTGCCATCTTAGCATTTGCATAAGTCGCATCAATATCGGCATCAGAAGAAGTAGAGTACATCGGGAACACTTCACGAGCTGCATTGTGATTGATAGGCTGGTCATAAGACATCAGAATGCCCTGAACGAACTTCTTAACGGTATCTTCATGAGCCGCTGCCCAATCTGCGTCAAACACGATGCCGTCCATAACCAGAGAGGAGGAAGACTTCGTATCAAACACGACAGTACTATTGGTGTAAGTCTTGGCCTGAGTCAAATAGGGCTCCCATGTTGCAGCAACATCAATCTGACCAGCGAAATATGCCTTAGCGGTATCGTCTGCGGTGCCGAACATAATCAGATTGTTCATGATAGTTGCCTTGTCAGCATCAGACAGACTGGAATTATTAACGAACCAAGCAACCAGAGTCTCAGCCTCAGAGAACTCAGGGACACCGATTTTGGCATTGACCCACGAATTCACATCAGCGAACTTAGTAGAAGCGATGATACCGTCACCGCCATAGCTGTAGTTGGTAAAAATCGGCATGATGACATTCTTACCAGCGTCAGTAAACTTCTGAGACAGGAATGCTACGCGATTCGTAGTATAACCAGCGGCCTGCAGATCACCAGAGATTAGTGCGTTACTGGACTCAGTCGCATCGTTGATGACATTGACATTCACCTTGATGCCAAGCTGATCAAACACAGAACCGGGCTGAGTAGTAAGACCACCATTTGCCGTTAGGATTGAAAGCCACTTTCATATTGACCAAGTTCGTTACGCTTGGTGGATAGATTTCTAATTGGATATGTACAATCGATTCGCCTATGATATCGACCAGAATTAACTCTGTATACTTCTCCGCGATCAATACCACATTCGTTTGCTATTTCTTGTACGGTAAGTTCTGAAGATTTTAAAAAGTCTATAATTTTATCACGAGTTTTTGATGGCAACCCGAATTCCCTTATCGGATAGGAAACGTTTGGTCTGCGCCAATGGGTGCCATTATTTATATCTCTAATTGTATATCGTTTTACACCAGTCAGTTTTTCAATATCGTCAAATGGTATATCTGGATTTTGAAGCAATTTAATAACTTCATTTATTGATTCGTCATCCATTCTTCTTATCATTCTACGAAGCGGATATTCATATAAATCTGTATCTCTCCAAGATGCGCCCTTATTTACATTTGTAACATATTTTTGATTTACTCCGTATTTTTGAGCAATCTCATCATAAGAGAGATCAGTATTTATTAGATCCTGAATCATATTATCGATCTCTGTTTGTTTCAAGATGGCGACAGGATTGTTTTCTCCACCGCTATCTTGTCCACCGTTTTGAATATTATATCCAAACTCCTTTTCGTTTGATCGATATTGACGAATAAAATATTTTTCTAACCCGTTATAACAATCTCCATAATATAAGACTTCTACAGAGAAATTTTCCCAACCATATTTTACAATAGCATTATGTATGGGATGGTTCATTCTCTTATCGTGCTTATGTTCTTGAAGTCGTCTTTTTAGATTATTTGTTTGACCGATATAGATTTTACCATTGATATTGTTCGTGATTTTATAGATACATTTATTCATCTTCAACGCTCCTATCCAATCCTTTATCCCTACATCTTTCAATGTAGAATAGACTATATCACCACCCATATTGCAGGGTGCTTCTTCACAGTCCTTTACGAATTCAAAGGATCTTAGTCGTTGAACCT